TCGATCATTTTTTATAATTGTCCAATGTTATTATATCAGGATTTTCCTTCATATATTTTTGTTTCAATACAGTCCAGTAGCTAATTTTAGGATCATAATCTCTATCTCCAACAAAATGTGAAGACGACATAACGCCTACTCTCATACACATATTGATTAACTCAGCAAATTCTGGTGGAGGAGGACTAATTCCAGGCACTCTTTTACATTCTTTAATTACTTCTAATTGTGTTTTAATTTTCATTTGCTTTTCTTGTTCTGCAATAAACTCATCTGTACATGCTGTGCCTAAATACTTTCTCCAAGTAAATCTTAACATCCTATCATCATCAGTGCCTTCGTAATTACTGCTAGGGTTGTAATGATTATAGTTATAAGTGTCATCTCTTTGTTCAATAGAAACATCAAAACTACCTTGAGCACACGTATTTGTGCCATTGTTTAAATACTCGTTTCTAGCTTGCGCTGCTGTACAAAGTAAAAAACTAACGATTAAGATCCTTAATATCATATGTATGCTCCCTAACTTGATCTGCTAATTGTCTATATAAATTTTCTGCCATCTCCCATGTTGCTTCTGCTGCAGATAATCTTGTAGTAACTTCGGTCAACTTATCTTCTGCTACTTTTAAATCTCTTTCAATATTTATAATAGTTATTTTGTTTTCTTCAATTGTATCGGTAAGACTAAGAACGTATCTTACGGACGTGAATGTTCCGGCTAATATTGCAGCCACAACAGGTACAATTACTATATTCTTTTTTACCCATTCAAATCTAGATAATTTAATTTTCTTTTTCATCTTGTTACTTTACCTTTATTTGGTCCGTATTTAATTCTATATTTGTGTGTGCCTGTACCATTGATCTCTACTTCTTGTTTAAGATCTTTTACGTAACTCATTTGTTTTGCTTTTTTCTCTTGTTCAGAGATGTAATCTAAAATTTTTTTAGTGACTCTTTCCATTTGCTCTTACCTTGTCTTTTAAAACTTCTATGTCTGATAAAGCTTTTTCCATTTGTTTTTGTAGAAACTGTATGTTGACTTTATTGTGCATCATATTTTCTATTCTTACTTCAATCTTCTCTACAGTTTTATAAAGATCCTCCAACAACATCAGCTGTTCCTGGTCCACGGGCTTTTGATCTGAGGCCTTAAGTAAATCAGCTTGCATCAGCTCCCGTGATGTCTCTAAAGATACTAATCTAGCCGTAAGTTCTGTGTATGCGAACACGCCCATTGCAACAAGTACAATAAGACTAGCAACCGTCTTCATCGGCATTTGCACGGCAGCTGATTCAGAAATTTTTAGGGCCATAAATTACTTATAGAAACCTTTAAAGATCCAATTGACCCATTTGTTCCATAAGCCTTTTACTTTTTCCCAAGCTTTACAACAAATGTTTTTACATTTATCCATCATGTTTCTTCTCCTCAATTTCGTAAAAGAAGTTATCCGTATCTTCGGTCTTCCATTTACTTGTGTTTTCTACATTCCACTCAGAAGTCTGCACTTTCCAGTCTGGAATATTATCTTTCACAGTGAAAGAAGGTATATCCCAAATACATCTATTATTAGGTTGTGCTGCATAGTTCCCATCGTCCAGGGCTATGATGTGAGCACATTTGTGCTCGTGCGGAATCTCTGAATGGTCCGTGTCTAATATATTACTTTCAGGGTGAGCAAAGTCAACCGTAAATAAATATTGACCATGGTGCCATTTCTTATCTTTTCCTATGTATTTACCAGCTTGTCCGTCTAAGATATCCCAAGAATGCACAGAAGGATAATAACTAAAACAATTCCATAACTGTAACTCATCAAGTCTACGCCTAGGAACATCTTCTGGTTTGAAGCCGCGTTGTATAAACGCTGTAATTGGGAGACGATAAAAGATAGCGCCGTTCTCCATGATGGCATGGAAAAGAATCGACTTACCTGTGATAGACGACATACCAAAGATAATACAATCTTCAACTTCGCCATGATGTTTTTTAAGATCATAGAGATACTCTCTCTTAATTTGAGCATAAGTTACCGGTATGTTTGCATTTAAATAAGCCATAATTAATCATTAATACTTCCCCAAGTGTCCCCAGATTCATAGTCGACTTTATTGGGAACAGCGAGACTAACAGCATTTTCCATAATTTCAATTATTCTTTTTGCCATACTATCTGACTCAACAGATATATCTAATTCATCATGTATCTGTATATGAGGTATAATTCCTTCTTGATATAAATCTAACATAGCTTTCTTTGTCATGTCTGCAGCAGATCCCTGTATCAATTTATTCAAGGCCTTGTAAGTAAAAGCTCTACGTATATGTCCTCTACCATAAGTTCTTTCTGCTTCAACAAAATCCATAGGCTTATGCATACCAAATCTATTTGGTTCCCATTTTGTGAATCTACATCTACGCCCTAAAAGAGTGCCAATAGATCCAGCTGATTGTGCATGTCTTGATGTGTAATTCATCAGATCTCTAACAAAAGGTACGTTTTCGTGATATTGATAAAATAAATCTTCTGCTTCTTGTTTTGTATTTAGACCTAATTCAGCTTGTAGTTTTGTTTTACCCATACCATAGAAAAGACCCAAATTGATCGTCTTAGCTTGTGTTCTAGATATGTTTGCCATGTCTGCAACTGTTTGGTGGAAATCTACTGAGTCGTCTCTAAATTTTTCTACAATATCTCTTACTGATTGATCAAAAGAAATTGGCTCTGTTGTAGCTGCATAGTGCACTACAAGTCTTGGCTCTTGTTGACTGTAATCAAAACAACCCCACTTACAATTCTCTTCTGGTAAAAATAAAGAACGAATCATAGGACCTAGATCTTTATTTCTTGCAGGTATCTGCTGCAGGTTAGGATTTGAATAACTAAACCTACCTGTAACGGTGCCTCCTTGATCAGATCTTATAGGGTTTATATCTGCATGTATTCTACCTCTATGTTGATGTTTTAGTATTGTATCTATGAAGGTAGTGTGTGCCTTGTTTATCTCTCTTGCTTTTGCTATATTCTTAACCATAGGATGTTCATGAGTGGAAAGGAAATTTTTTGTAAATGAAGGTGAGTCTGTTTTCTCGGTTCTGGCGTAAGGTAAAGACAACTTATCGAATGCTTTGGCGATCGATCGTGCTGCCCATATTTGCACATCTTCTCCTGTTTCTTTTTTTACTGCTAATAGGAGTTCTTCTTCCTGTTTACTTAACTGCTGTTTCAGCATATGAGCACGTTCGATATCGACACGAACACCTTTAAATTTCATATCTATTAAACATGGAAACAACTGTGTTTCTAAATCAAATATCTCTACAAGATTTTTTCTTTGTATCTCTCTTGATAAAGCCTTAAATAATTCTAATGTAAGCTCAGCATCTTTCTCTGCATAATTACCTACATACATTGCAGGTAGTTTGTATAATTCTTTTTTTGGATCAATACCCCAAGACTCTGCAGCTTCTTTCAAAGCTTTCTCGTCTTTTACTTCTCTGAGATATTCAAAAGAAATACTATTTAATGTGTAAGATAATCTGTTTTCATCTATCAAAGAAGACATAACCATGGTGTCCATGATATGTCCGTTGATTGGTATACCGTATGCTTTTATCCAGCATACATCATACATTGCATTGTGAAATATTTTGTAAGCATCTGTAGCACAAACTTTTTTAAACCATTCTAATACTGTTCTTCTGTCAATGTTACCGCCACCTTCATGAGCTATTGGATAGTATCCTTTCCATCCTTCTGTGGCTACAGCTATACCAACAATCTCCCCGTGTCCTTGTATGGCCCCAGAACCTTTTGATTTTAAATCAGGATCTTTTGTTTCTAAGTCAATTGCAATATACTTTGCGTCAGATAAATCTGGAAAGTTTTCAGGGCAATCCCACTCAGTTTGAACTGTAAACATTATTTCTTTTTTGTATCTTTTAACTTTAGTATTTCTAATTCACAATAATGAATTATTTTCTCTAGATCTTCTATCTTATTTTTAGATAAATATCTACATACATATTTCACAACACATCCTTGAAAGAATGAAAGATTATTTTTTGAAATAAACTCGTACGGCTGAATGTGAAAACTCTTGTAGTGACTTCCGCCAACCTGCCTTGATTGTGGAAATGCTTTTTGTAGTCCATCTGGATCTGTCATATTACTGGTGCTCCTATGTTATATTGATATTCATAACCTTGATTAGTTATAAATAGTTTTTGTTTTGCTCTTGTTGTACCTACGTAGAATGTACGATGCTCTGGATCCGCGTCTCTCTTTGCTGAGTCATAGATAATTCTCTCTATGTCTGTAAACAAAACAACGTTGTCTGCTTCATCACCTTTCACTCTGTGTATTGTAGATAATTTTATTCTTGCAGGTTTCATTAAATCATCACCTGACTCTAATAATTTTTTAATATATAGTTTACTGTCTTCTGGAAAGTTTAGTGTTTCCCAGCTCCCCGTCGCTCGCAACCCGTGTTCAGCTCGTAGTCCCTCTAAGTTAACAGAGGTAATGTTTTGTAGTGTCTTGCCTCCAGCATATCCTCTTTCTAAGTGTCCATCCTTTACCGTAAGAAAATCCCACAGATCTTTTACATCGTCCTTACTTACATAGGCTCCATCGTTTAAACGTTTCCACACCTTGTACGCACTTAACATTTTGTTAGGTAATAATTCTTGAGACTTGGCTTCAAATCGATAATTCATTCTGTATAAATGATCACGTAAACTTTCTAACATTTTATTCGTACGAGTCAATACAAGCCAGCTGCCTTTAGAAAAATCTATGTCTTCAAACTGTATGTTATGATGTACTTCACCCTCTTCATCTCTAGGTAACCATTCTTTTTCCATACGCTCTGACATGTGTGGTAATATAGAACTAGCTATTCTATGCACTGCTCTTGGAATTCTACGTGATTGTGTTTGAGAATCAAAGGTACCTTTTAAATTAATAAATATTTTTGGGTCTGCACCTTGAAAAGTATAGATCGTTTGATCATCATCCCCTGCAATATATGAACGAGCACACTTACTCTCTATGTAAAAGAACATGTCCCATTGCAGAGGACTCAGATCTTGGGCTTCATCGAGGAAAACACAGTGTAGTGGTGGACACTTATCTCCCTCGACAAACTTGGAAATCATATCAGCATATTCAAACATACCTGTATCTTCTTTGTATGTATCTAGATCTGTCTTGATTTGCTGAGTTAAAAAAATATCGATTGAGTGATGTAAATCTAATTGTACTGCTGCTTCTTCTAGAGATATCTTTTTATTTCTAGCATATTCCATAACCTTCATATGTGAATTGACATATTGTACATATCCGTTGTGATCTATTGCAGATTCAAAAGATAAATCACTGCATATTCTTGAAAAGTTTTTAAACCCTTTCCATTTGTTACCTTTTAATAAACTTGTTTTAGTATTTAAATCACACTCTTTTCTGCCCATGGCATGCATTGTGCTTACATAAACATCATCGTTTTTTATTCTTTCTTTAGCTACATCTACTGCAGCGTTACCAAAGGCTATGTATACTATCTTTTTAGGATCTGTTTTCTTCAGCTCTTCATCAAGATAATGCATGAGTCTATGTGTTTTACCTGTGCCTGGAGGACCAGGAATAATTGTTCTATGCAAAAGGTGCCTCCTTAATTCTTTCTTTTCTTACATGGGGCCTGTCTAAATTAATTGTTTTCAACGCCATGTATCTAACACTCTTATTATTTATTTTACCTGGTATCTCTTCTGCATTAAACAAAGTCTCTAACATTCTAGCTGTTTTCTGTTTTGAATATTGTTTATCTGGCCAAAGTTTTGTTCTAACCAAATACTTCCAGAAGTCTTTAAATTTAAAATAACTTATACCTTCTTCTGTGTATGACAGCCCACGTAATATATCTTTCCAATCTTTACCTGGTATCTTGTTAATATAGTCTGCTAGTAATTCTTTTAGCTGCACATCTATCTTCGTAGACTCTGGTGCTTCTAAAGGTATGGTGTCTTTTAATAATTTGTTGATTACTTTTCTCCATACTAATTTAGCAATAGGTGGCATCGCTTGATT